GCGTGGCAGCTCATACCACTTAAAGTCTTGCATAAACACAGGTACCTCATTGGTATAAATCGTAACGTCAAACTTCTCATGCAACTTAATCGCTTGCATAAGGTTGTGGTATCTGCCGCCCGAATAAAACTTTATATTGTCCATGATAAACGCCAATTTCGGTCGACTCGTTTCCACTTCCTTTTTTATATACGGTTCCAGCGCGGTCTTAAATTTCTTTGCCGTCTCTCTTATATGGAACGTTTTAACCCAATCCGCCCCTTTCAAGCCCATTTGCTCCACCTTGTCCTTGTTTTCCACAGCCCACCGCATCTGTTTTTTTAAGCTTTCAACGGTCGGTTCATACATCACGCCCACCCCTGTCTTGTATTTCTCATATATCGGGGTTACTTCTTTTGTCTCTAATTTCAAGCAATACTTCGGGTTAAAATACTCGCTCATTCCCGACGTGTTCGGGATAATTACAGGTATGCCCGTAGCCAACGCCTCCAACGGCGGCAACCCAAATCCCTCTCCCCTCGACGGAAATACAAAGCAATGCGCGTCAGATAACACGGTTCTCATGCCGTCAATATCAAGGTCTCCCTTCACGACCTCGATATTCGGATAGTCCGCCTTTGTTATTGGTAACGGCTGCCTGATAGTAATATACCCCCCCCCTTGCGAGTGGTGAATGCGTCATAACGCAAGAACGTAAACGGCAAGCTAAAATCTCGCTCTATGTATTCAAAATTATCATATCCCAACGGAATAACGGTGCTTTTAATACCACGCTTCATAAACGCCTTTTGGCAGAATTTAGTAGGTACAAATATCTTGTCGGCAAGCTTCAAATACTTAACCCATTCTTCGGGGATACAAGACGATTCAAACATCGTGTATATCAGCTTTATAGGTGTTTTAAGCGTCTCCAAATGGTGTGGATAGCCGTACACCAGCCCCACTTTCTGCCCATTATATTCGGTCGTTAAATTCATTCCCTCAATAGCCATCGCATCCTTAAACCATTCCTGCGATTCTCCGTATCCGTCTTTACGGTCTTTTGTGGTTTTTAAATATATAGAAGGAGCCGATGAACCTGTCCGAACCGCCTGTTGAAATTTAAAACCAGACACCCTCTCCTCGGATGCCTCTTTATACCCTGACTTTGTAATTAAGACGTCATAATCTGCCTGGCATACCTCCACCAGTCTTCCTGATGGATTGATAATATAACGCCACATAAAAATATCATATAACAAAAACAGCCCTCCGTAAATCGAAGGGCTGTAATTGCGCTACGCTTGGGTAGTGAAGTCTACGAGATGCTCGTCTCGAAGAGTTGATACTCCCCAGAGGGCATCCAATGTGATCATTGGTGCCAAGTCTGCGTGCTGGTATGACGCTGTCATACGCATTGAGAATCCAGTTTGCGGATCCCTCACAACAGTCTGTGTCGCTCCTCCAAACGTAGAAGCATCATTAGGTAGCGGTCGGGCTACCAATACGATTGCATCTCGAGTGTAAAGCAGGTTGTGTTGAGTCGTTGGAGACCCAGTACCTACAACTGCCTGTGATTCGAATAGATCGAATCCTGCCGCTCGAGCTACTGCTCCGTCCGTTAGCGGACGAGTGGAACCTGCCTCAAAAGCTCCTCAACTGCATACTCGCTAAAGTACGCATATCGTGCTTCATTCTGCGGAACCTTGTTGGTGATAAGCTTTCTACGACCTTCACGCATCTTTGATAAGAACGTTGCAGAAGTAGCACTAGTTGCATCAACCTCTAGCCCAGCAGAAGCATACAAAGCTGCAATGGTATTCTCAACCTTCTCGGCGAGAACCTTAGCAGCGTCTTGCATGTAGCCGTCCAAAAGGTCAGGCTTTGAAAATATACGAGCAACGTCTTCTGGTTGGAAGGTTACCTCATAATGATTATCAAGTGTTACCTCGACTTCATCATCGGTTGGTTGCTGACGTGTTACTTCTGATCCTGCCGTTTTGGCATTGGCACTAAGGGTACCTCGCTTTGCGATATTGACCTTGTTACCGTATCTTCGAATATCATCGAAATCATAATCGAGGGTAACGGTGTTCGCAAGGTTTAAATACTGCGGAAGGTATCCCAAAGCACGACCTGCCCATACTTCGGGAGTATGATTAGCTGTATGCGTTGGAAACTGTATTGTATTTGCCATTTTTTCTCACCTCCTCTCTTTATAGAGCGGCGAGATCAGGCAGTCATATCAACACGACCTTCGGCAAACGCTGCATCAACTTTTTTTTGGTTCTCTTTGTACCAATTGACGTCGTTTGCTATCTTCTCTCGCAACTCCGAATGCTTATAAACTGGTTTATCGGAATTTATCGAGGTGGTGGTATCGGAACCCATATCCTGTTTTTTGCTAACGAGATATGTTTTTTCTTGAAGGAGATTGTCCACGATTTCAGCAGCATTTGTAGGAGTTCCGTTTTCGTCTAATTCAATTTTGTCTGAATCAACGAGCCTTACTACGGCTTCCGGATCAACCACACCCTTTTTAGCAGCTTCCGCCAAAATGGCGTTGTTCTTAGCTTGGGTTGTGAATTTGCTGTTTAGATCATTGACCTCTTGTTCCCTCTTTTCGAGTAGCTGTTCCAACTCTCCTTTGCGTTTCATTTCTTCTTCTTCCCGTTGCTTAGCTTCTTTCATAAGCTTATCCCGCTCTTTTTTAGCTTCGGTGAGTTCTTTGAAACGTGGATGTTTAAACGCTTGCTCTAACTGTTCCGATGTGAGTTCCTGAATTTCGGGTTTTTGCGTCTCCGCAGACGGTTGAGTCTCTTCCTGTCCTTCGACATTTTGATCCTCTTGATTTTCGTCAGGCATTTGTATTCACCTCCTTTACGAGATTATCGTGTTCGACACGTTGAGCTTATTGTACGCTGTTTATTTAAACTCGGCAATTTCTTTTTTGTACGGCAAAAATCGGTGCCGACAATTATGTGATATAGCACCGCTCTTTAATAAGTATTTACCGCTTTCAGTTTCAATATCATAGACTTTGCATGTCCGCAGTTGGTCGGTAACATTACATACATGAAAACCATTTTGGAAGTAATGGAAGAAAAGACTGGTGAGCCAATCGAACCCTTTTTGCGCAGGGTCTACCACGAAGAAGGCATGAGTGCTAATCAAATCGCTAATATGCTCGGGTATAAAAGTGCCACCAGTATTAACAACGCGATGGATAAGCTCGGCATTCCTAGACGCAGCGGCCAGCAACATTTCATCGACAACAGAGGATACGCTCACAGGCATGACGTGCGGCAGAAGTCCGCTCAAAAACTTGCGCAAAGACTGAAACGGAATCCCGATAAGTACGAATCTCTCGTCATCAAATGGCTGAAGGGTATTGATTTCGAGTTTCAAAAAGTCATCGATCGATACGTAGCCGACTTCGCAATCGGGCGACTTATCATCGAAGTTGATGGTAGAAGTCACGACAGCAAGCTCGTCAGTGACACCAAGAGAAGCCAATTTCTCATAAATAAGGGGTACAAAATTCTCCGTATCAAGCATCCCTGCTTTGATAAGAATCCTCTCTATGTGCGAAGTGTCATAAATCAATGCATCTCCCTCACGGACATGCTTAAATCTCGTCCAACCGTCTTGCGTGAGGCAGGCATGCTCAGGTGTACCCGACACCTTGAAGTCACTCGTAAACAGGGTATAGATGACTCCGCTGTAATCCGTTATCACATTTTGAATAACTTTTGTAAGACTCCCAACGCCATCAGCGACAGAAGTACCGTTCCGTATTTCCCGAACAGGCAATGCCCCTTCACTGGTACGTACTTCATTCCAACCCTCTAGACAATGGGGATGATGCAATCCCTCTGACTCTGCCTCTTCCACCGTCGGATAGCCCGACGTTTCTCCGCGAATAGACAGTATCCTCCCTTCCCATGGAGTACACAACGGACATGCACCTTCATGGCGAGAAACTTCAACCAAATCTGCACCTTCGTCTATCAATCGGTTCATAAGCCCATGGTTGGTGGCTTCGGTCATTTTTGTTCGGGTAAGCATTTCAGCATACGCATCCATCGACCATCTCTTGCCTCCCCTGTCTCGCAATACGGTAATACCGTCAGCCAGTTCCGCTTTTATACGCGTAGAAATCTCACGGCGTGTCTTAGCCGATATTGTTCCTTGCGCCAAAATATCTCGTATCCGTTCCCTTTTTGCGAGTGAAAGCACTCGGTTCGTTTCACGCGCGGCGGTCTGCATTCCCTGCCCGAAATATGCGAACGTGTCATCTGCCATCGCCTTTATAGCTTCGTTATCAAGCTGTGATAATGCTCCGCCGACTTCTATACCCTGTGAACGAAACGCCTTAACTACACGAAACGAGCCGTCCTCGTAATGCTTTCTGATTTCTTCCGGCAATACTTCACGTGTTCTCCCTTCCAACTCTGTCAATGTCGCCTGTACCTGCCCTCGGATAGCTTCAAGCTGCGCACGCCTAAAAGACGTCGCTTCCCTCATTTCACGTACTATCTCACGCTGTGCGTTCGAATAGAGGGTTCGGAGTCTCTGGGTTGATTTCTCTATTGATGCCATTTGTTTCCTCTAAAGCTCTCTCCTCGTCCCACCCTTCAAGCTCCATAGCGGCGGTCTTCGGACTCATAAGCCCAGCTTCCACTTTCAAAATCGCCTCTTCCGTCATCTCTCGCGTATCGTTTACAATGCCGTCGCCGAATGTGATATCGACTTCTTCCACTTTTTTGACTCGCTGATCCCCTGCGGTAAATCCTTTTGTGGACAACTCTTGTGTGATAGTAAATATTCTTTTGAGCGCGTTTTCGTAATATCGTCGCTTTCGCATAGACTTGGCGATTGTCCTGATAAGGCGCATCTTCAAAGCCCTGCCAGACTCTGCTTGCCCCTTACCTATTCCCAACACGTCAGGCGAGGTTTCCGACACCATAAACATAAACTCCACAATCTTATCTATCTGCGAGAATGCGGCTTCCAGGTTGGCGTTCCATGTAATATATTCGGGCTTCTCTCCTTCCGACGTGATTTCAATCATCGACAAGTGTTCTTTTCTCACGTTCCCCTCCTCGTCTAAAATTCCTTCTGGTACTGCGACGATAGGATCCGAATGCTTGTCTAAAATATTGTCGTTCTTTGTCAGTCGGTTATTCAGCGCAAACTGCAACGTTTCCAGTTCGGTAAAATCAGACTGCCCGAAATGGTCTTTGTTCCCTCTAATTTTGGTGTTAGGAACATGAATCAAAAGAAAATCATTTACGCTTGTGGTAACAAACGCTTCATGGTTTGTCCCTGCTAACCTGTTGTACGTATTTATATCAACCTCATCGCCAATCTGCTCTCCGCCAAATTCGCTTGCGCCTTTCAGGTAATGCACGGTGGTCTGTATGCTGCCGACTCTGTGTATTTCACGGATTAAATATCTCTGTCCATTTATTTCGTTAGTCCACGCAAGCTCTTTTACGTCAGGGTGCTTTCGGGGGTTTCGTGAGTCGTAATGCGGAAAATAAATGCTAGGATCAGTATCTTCCACGATTATTTTGCTGTCCTTCGTTCTAATCTTAAACAACGCATCACCGAGTGCGGCGTTAGATACGGCACTCTCCCATAACTGCGAGTACAAATCATTCTCCCATATCAATGCTTCAATAAAGTCTTGGTTTTCGGATTGAACCATAATCTTTTCCCCGAACAACATGTCAGCCGATACCTTAGCAACAAGTGAATTAAAGTTAGCCACCACATAACGGAGCATGGAGTAACGTTGCGTAAATTCTCTTTCAGCCTTAATTGAAAAAGCGTCATAATGCTTGGATTGCAGCATTAAATCATAATGCCGATACCCGTTCAGCCGTTTAGTTTCACTTGGATACGGAAACGAGTCTGCTTTTGTGAAATCTGCCATAGGATAATTGTACTATAATCCTGCTGGTTTGGCACGGAACATACGCGGTTTACGCTTTCGGTAATACGCAATAATACAAGCATCAGCCAAATCAGGTGAGCGATACCCTCGTTTTTTGTAGTCTGACTTTGACTCGACCACTCTTTTCCCCTTGTTGTCTTGCTTCCATTGCCGTGATGTCAATTCCATAAGCAAATCCTTATCCATAGGCAGTTCTATTTTCTCAATCTCTTCTGCTAGCTGAAACCATGCTTCTGAAATCATATTAGGGTACTTGTTAGAGTCTTGCGCCTTACCGCCAAAGTTAATTGCCATTACATTATACCCTCGTTTTTTCATCTCGTCCGTAACTCCTCCCCCGACTCCAGTATCATCAACTTTTATTAATATATTCCTGTCATGCCCCACAAAATCCTCTAATAAGTCGCATACTTCTGTCGTGCGCTTTTTAACATAGGTCCTATATTTCAATGTTTTAAGTCCATGTATCATCCAAAATACCGTCCTGTCCTCTCCCATTCTGGCGACATCAACACCAACCTCAACGCTCCCATCACCTTGGATAGTGTTCTTCATGGCATTCATTGCCCCACTTCTTGGTATGATTGAAAATTCGTCCTGCGATATTGGCTCTCCCAGCCACTTATGTGCATACAGTTCAGGGTTCTTCCTGTCGTTCTTAATCTCCATTTTTATAACGTCAGGCAGTAACCCTTCCTTTTCCAGCACATCAAAATTTACCTGTCGCTCGTATGCTCCTTCGGGCTTATTCATAACAAATCTTACATACACAGGATCCAGTTCGGCAAATCGGTTAAAGGTAAATATAATCTGACTCCCTGGCTTTCGCACCGTAGGCGTTAATACATCTATTGAATGCTCGCTTAAACTCTGTGCTTCTTCGCACCACGCAATGTCAATTCCTTCCGTTCTCTTTATTTCGTTAATATTGTTTCTTAATCCCTGAAATATAAACTCCGTCCCTGTTAGACGGTTAATAATAGAGTCTATCTTAACCTCATAATCCCCAAACTCATATTTGTTAATCAAGTCTTGAAGCAATTTATGCACCGAGTCCTTAATGCTTTTTTGCAGCTCT